ACTTTTCGTACGAAAACCCACAAATAACCATTAGGGGGGTATAGCTTTTTAGCTAAAGCAAAAGTTTTATATCTTTGTAAACAAAACAAAATAAAAATTGATTGTAAAATATAAAAAAATAAATGATTTAATTTTTGCAGATTACAACCCAAGGAAGCTAACTAAAAAAGAGCACAAAGAACTAAAAGATAGTTTAACTCGTTTCGGTTTAGTAGATCCTATAATAATAAATATAAATAAAGACAGGAAAAATATAATAGTAGGAGGACACCAAAGAGTAAGGATATGGGAGGAACTAGGAAACGAAACAATACCAGCTGTAGAAATAGATTTAACTTTAGAAAAGGAAAAAGAGTTAAATGTACGGCTCAATAAAAATGTAGGAAGCTGGGACTTTGATGTAATGGCAAATCATTATGATATCGAAGAACTAACTGAGTGGGGATTTAAAGAGAGTGAAGTATATGCAGAATTTGAAACTAAGGAAAAGCAATTCACACCAGATGATTGTATTGTAGAATGTGCTTTAATAAATAAAGATTGTATGGGAGTAAAAATATGGGAAAATAAAACAGGATGTAAGATGTCAAAACAAAATAACTAATGGCTAGGGGTCGTAAAAAAGTACCGACAAAGATAAAGGAACTCCAAGGAACAATAAAAGCAGAGCGAATGATGGAGAACGAAATGCAAGTAGCACTCGTACAAACCATACCACTCGCACCAGAATGGCTATCTGAAATAGGGAAAACAGAATGGATTAAAGTATGCTCTGAACTTTTTAATAAGAGAATGCTACATCAGATAGACTTATCACTTTTGGAAGCATACTGCAATGCCATAAGTTTGCACATTGAAACAGAACAAATGCTCAGAGAAAAAGGAAGGATACAAATATATAAGAACCCAGATGGAACGCTTAAACATATGCAAGCAGTACCTTATCAAAAGATAGCTAACGATGCACTGGATAGAGCCTTAAAATTAGCTACTCAATTCGGATTTACACCCACGGCTAGAAGCTCAATAAACCAACCAACACTGGTACAAAACAATAACGAATTTAATTTCTTTGAGTAAAAAAGATAAATATTATTTTGATGAACAAGCAGCTGACCGAGCAGTAGCTTTTATAGAAACGCATATAAGACACTGCAAAGGAGAACTAGCAGGCCAACTTTTTATACTAGAAGCCTGGCAAAAAGATGATTTAATACGGCCAATTTTTGGATGGAAACATACGGATACAGGCCTAAGAAAATACAGAACAGTCTACTGTGAGATAGCTCGTAAAAACGGAAAATCGAGTCTCGGAGCAGCAATAGGTTTGTATTTATTATTTGCAGACTCTGAACTTGGGTCAGAAATATTCTCTTGTGCTGGCGATCGAGCACAGGCCTCAATTATTTTTGATTTGGCGAAGCGAATGATAATGCAAGACCCAATGCTAAGTAGCAAGGCTAAAGTATTTCGGAACTCTATAACATTTCCACAAAAGGGAAACACATACAAAGTGCTATCATCAGATGCTAGCCTGCAGCACGGCCACAATCCAAATGGTATACTTTTTGATGAATTGCACACCCAGAAATCCAGGGAGTTATATGACACAATGATAACAGGAACTGGAGCAAGGACACAACCGTTATTATTTACAATGACCACGGCTGGCTCAAGCAAAACAGATGGGAACATTTGCTGGGAGGTACACGAATATGCTCAAAAAGTAAAAGATGGAATTATAAATGATGATACATTTTTACCAGTTTTATATGCAGCCGATGATGATGATGATATACAAGACCCAGAAACTTGGAAGAAGGCCAACCCAAATCTAGGAGTATCTATCACGGAAGAATATTTAAAGAACGAAGCTAAGAGAGCAGCCGAACTACCTAGCTATGAGAACACATTTAAGAGGCTACATCTGAATCAATGGACTACCTCGATTTCGAAGTGGATAAGCGACTCAGTATGGATGGAAAACTATGAAGACATAGACCTAGAAACTTTGAAGGGACAAAAGTGCTGGGGTGGATTAGACTTAGCATCAACTATGGATTTAAGCTCGCTAGTTTTATATTTTCCTATGGAGGACCAAAAAGATGTGGTGCTCGTTTTCTTTTGGTGTCCAGAAGCATCGGCCGAAATAAGAGGTAGAAAATACAAGCTACCATACGATGAATGGATACGAGATGAATACATAAAAGCAACACCAGGAGATGTCCAAGACTACGAATACATAAGACAAGATATAAATACAATTATAGAAGACTACGACCTACAAAGTATAGCCTTCGATAGATGGAATTCTAGCCAATTAATTATACAACTGAGCCAACAAGATGGAATACCGATGTCTCAATTCGGCCAAGGATACAGAAGTATGTCAGCACCATCGAAGGAACTAGAAAAGCTCGTACTTAAAAAAGAAATAAACCATTTAAACAATCCAGTACTTAGATGGCAATGCGAAAACATACAACTGCAAACAGACCCTGCAGGAAACATAAAAATAAACAAACAGAAATCATCTGAAAAAGTAGATGGAATGGTAGCCTTAGTAATGGCCCTAGGAGAAATGATGACAGATGAAAACCCAGGAGAATCAATATATAACGATAGAGGAATACTAAGCTTTTAAATTATGAAAATAGGAATAGAGATATTAGCACTACTAAGCCCTGCAGGTTTTGAAGAACGCTTCCATAAGAACTGCAAACTAGCCAAAACCAATGAAGAAGCGTACGAGTTAACGGAAAAAGAATATGAAACACACTTTATGAAAAGAAGGTACGCATCATACGACAGCTTCAGAGTTACAAAAAATAAGAAAATAAGAAATAATGCTCCATTATAAACGCTTAACTTTTTCGTATTATTGTAGCAAATAATAGCCAAAATTTTATATGGGAGTAATTGATGCACTGAAAAGTGTTTTTAGTCGTACTGAGAAAACCGAGAAAAGAAATAACGACTTTTTATCTGCAATGACTGGTAGAGGTTCGAGCTCTGGAATTGTTGTAACAGATGAAACAGCGTTAAATTTTACAGCTGTATGGGCTGCAATTAGAATACTATCTGAATCAGTAGCACAGCTACCACTTACAATAATAGAAAAAGACAAGCAAGGCAATAAGGACCAAGCATCAACGCATCAGCTTTTTAATTTATTGCACAGGCAACCGAACCCACAAATGACAACCTACACCTTAATACAAAAGTGTATGATTGATTTATTGACAAGAGGAAACTCCTATGTTTATATTAAAAGAAACGGTGGAGCTAGACCAGTGGAACTGATACCATTAATAGCTAAAGAAGTTAAAGTAGTAGAAAATGAAGGCGAAATATTCTATGAAATAGACCAAGGAGGAATAGTAGATAGCAGCGAAATATTACACTTTAAAGTAATGAGTGCAGATGGAATAGTAGGAATGTCTCCAGTAGATGTAGGAGCGAACGCAATCGGCTATGGACTAGCACTAGAAAAATATGGAAATTCATATTTCGGCAATGGAGCAAAAGTAAGTGGTGTACTTTCTACAGAGCGACACCTATCAGATGAAGCAATTACTAGATTAAAAGTTTCATTCCAGGAAAACTACACAAACATAGCAGATGCAAATAAAACAATGGTGCTGGAAGAAGGCCTTAAATTTCAACAGATTAGCCTATCAAATGAGGCCTCTCAATTTTTAACATCTAGAGAATTCAGTATAACAGAAATCGCTCGTTTGTTTAATTTACCTCCTCACTTATTAAGAGACCTAACAAAATCTAGCTTTAATAATATCTCAGAGCAAAGTAGAGAATTCGTGCAGTACAGTTTAATGCCGTATTTAATAATGATGGAATCTGAGATGAATACTAAACTGTTTAGAACCAACGAACAAGGAAAAGTACAAACGAAATTTATAGTTAATGCTTTGCTAAGAGGAACACCAAAAGATAGAAGCGAATACTATAGAACAATGCTAAACATTGGAGCAATGAGCATAGATGAAATTAGAAAACTAGAAGAACTACCAACGATCGAAGGAGGCTCTAATCACTTTATGCAATTAAATATGGCGACATTAAATGATATAATAAAAGGAGGAACACTAAAAACAAGCACAGAAAAACCAACAGAATAAAATGGATGTAAAAAAAAGACACATAATCGAGATTATAGAAGATGAGAAAACCGTTACAATTGTTTATGAAAAAGATACTGATGCATCTATTGAAGATAGCGTGGAAGCAGAGGAAGAAGTGGATGCCGAATCGGTGGAAGAAGAAATCGATGAGGAAGAAGTGGTAAGAGCTCCAGAAGATATGGAAGAAACACCAGAAGAAGAACTGGAAGAAGAAATCGATGAGGAAGAAGAAGAAGAACTGGAAGAAGAAGAAGATGAATATAGAGCGAAGGAAAAAGTAGATGTATGGGACAAAAAACATACATCAGAAAAGCGATACTTTAATATAGAAAGCCGACTAGACACAAAAGAAGGTAAGGATGTAGTTATAGGCCACGCTGCAGTTTTTAACAGCCTAAGCGAAGACCTCGGAGGTTTCAGAGAACAAATAAAACCAGGAGCGTTTGATGATGTTTTAAAAGATGACACCAGAGCATATTTTAATCACGACCCAAACTTAATACTTGGAAGAACAGAAGCAGGAACGCTAAGATTAAGCGTAGATGAAACAGGACTAAGATATGAACTAGATGTACCAGATACAACGGCTGGCCGAGATTTAAAGGAAAATATGAGACTAGGAAACATTACTCAGTCTAGCTTTGCCTTTACGATTGGAAAAGATGGCGATGCTTGGGAGCGAGCAGAGAATGGTGCAGATATAAGAACCATCAAAAAAGTCAAACGATTATATGATGTAAGCCCAGTATCGCTACCAGCCTACCCTTCAGCAAATGACCTAGCACTTGCACAAAGGTCTAATTATATAGATAAAGAAAACAAAAGAAAACAACAAGAGGAAAAGTACGAATTGAATACACTATTAAATTTAAAAATTAATCTATTAAAAAGAAAAAAATGAAAAAGTCACTAGAATTAAAAGAGACTCGCTCAAGCTTAGTAGAAACTTTGGAAGGTATTAAAAATACTGCAGAAGGAGAATCTAGAAACTTAAACGAGGCTGAATCAACAGAAGTAGATAACACATTAGATAAAATCGATGCGTTAGATGTAGAAATTAAAAGAGCAGAAAGAATGGAAAACGAAATGAGAGTAGCAGCATCAGTAGGTGGTGCAACTGTATCTACAACAGTAGATAAAGACAAAAGATCGTACTCATTCCAAGATGCAATGAAGCAAGCAGTAAATGGAAAATTAGAAGGATTAGTAAAAGAAATGGACCAGGAAGCTAGAAACGAAACACCACACCAAACTTATAGAGGTGTAGCAATTCCACATTCTATCTTAAACCAAAGAGCAGCAGTAACGACTGCAGCATCTAGCCCATTAGAAGTACAATCTTTCACTGACCAATTAGAAGCGAACTTAGTACTTGCAAGTGCAGGAGCTAATTTTTACTCAGGTGTAGCTGACCAAAAATTTCCTGTAGTTTCTGATATCGCATCAAGCTGGGTAGCAGAAGACCCTGGTACTGATGTATCAGCTGCTGGTGCAACAACAAGTATCACATTGACTCCTAAAAAATTAATCTCAGTAGTTGATTTATCTAAAGAAGCAATGACTCAAAACGCAGGACTAGAAGCAGCAATCCGTAGAAATATGGCAGCTAACATCGCTTCTACTTGGGAAAAAGCATTACTAAGTGCAAATGATATCTCTGGAGCTCCAACATCTATCTTTAAAGATGTAACGGCATCATCAACAGGTGTACTTGCTGCAGATTTTATTGACTTAGAAGCTACAGTATTAGGAAACGATGTACCATTGGAAGGTGCGAGAATGGGGTATATATTTGATAAAGATGCTTATTCTTCTATTAGAAGTTTATTACAAACTACTGGTGTAGCAGCATTATGGAATCCAGAAACTAAAGAGTTAAACAACTACTATGGTTTCTTTTCAACTAATGTAGGAAATGGAGGTACAGCTAATAAAGCACACGCTATGTTTGGAGATTTCTCTAAAGTACACTTAGCTCAATTCGGTGGATTGGATTTATTATATGACCCATACACTAAGTCAAGACAAGGACTAGGAACGCTTATCGCTACTACATTAGTAGATGGAGATGCAGTGCAAAATGACAAAGCATTTGCTACTTTAGTTGAGGCATAATTATTAAAAAAAATGGTCGAAACTTGGGGAATTTTTCCCCTTGTTTCTTCCTTTTTTAGATAATAGCCAAATCAATTTTAAGGCTATTTAGAGGCCTATGAGGGAACTTTGCTAGTGTTAATAAGTATTAGTATTAAACATTTGAGATATTAGAATACAAGCAAATCACTAGGTTAAGAAAAAACGGAAAAAACGAGATAAGTTAATACAAGATTTTAAAAGAAAAGTTAGTCAAAAATGAAATATTTACAAATCGAATCACACCATAATACACAAATAGTAAGCACGGCTGACTTGAAGGAACATCTGCGTATAACTTTTAGTGCAGATGATAATTATATAGCAGATTTAGAAAAAGCAGCAGTGCAAAGAATCGAAGAATTCTGTAATATTTTTTTATTAGAAACTGAATTAAATCAATATGGTTTTAATATTAACGATGTAGAAATATTATATAAAAGCCCAATTTTATCAACAAACACTCCTTTACTTTCAGTTAATCAAAGTGCATCGTGGGTGGCTCAAACTGGGGTGGAATTTATCACAAAGGCAAAACCACCTAGAATGTATATCAACAACGCTACCATAGATACACCAGATAGCGATATAACGCAAAAATATAAAGTAAATTATAAAGTAGGATATGATAGCTCGAGCGACATACCAGATCCATTAATACAATGCATTAAAATAATGGTGGCTGATATGTACGAAAATAGACAATCAGTAATAGTAGGAAAAATAGTATCAGAAATACCAAGGACAGCTCAATACCTTATGAACCCTTATAAAATACAAACTTTATGATTTCAGTAGGAAGCCTAGACACACCAGTAGAAGTAGAACAGTGTAGATTTACACAAAATGCAAACTATGGTGGGATACAAGATGAGGTATGGTCTCAAGCAACTACGAGCAGGTTCATATGGGCTCATATAGTATATAGAGGTGGAAAAGAAGGAGAAGAAGCAGAGCAAAAAGTAGGCCAACAAAAAGTAGATTTTTATATGAGATATGATGAAACAGTAGATAAGATAGAGCCTGGATGGAGAATAGCAGTAGAAAAAGATAATAGAGACTTAAAATACTTTTATATAGAATCAGTAGCAGAAGTAGATGGAAGACACAAAATAAATAAAGTAACTGCAATAGCAAAAGATAATAACTAATGAATTTAGGAACTATAAATGCAGGCACAGTACTAGGGAATAAAGAACTCCAAGCAGCGATGCGTAAAATACCCTATGCAGTTAAAAAAAATAAATTCTTTATGGCTGTGTTTAAACAAGCAGCTAAACCAATTATACAATCAGCAAGAGCTGGAATAAGCAACAAAGATGGAGACCTTAAAAGAAGTATAAAAGCATTTAGCACAAAAGCAAGTAGAAAACTGCCAGCTTTATATGTAGGACCAAAAGCAACAGGAGGCTCGGCTAAAAAGAATGAACAAAGAGGTGGTGGATATTATGGAGCGATAGTTGAATACGGAAGTGCTACAGCACAACCTCATCCATTTATGAGACCAGCCTGGGACAAATCGCAAAGCAGTGCAGGTTCAATACTCCTAGCAGGAAGCCAAGCAATAGTAGAAAAAGTACTACAAAGAGAAACTAAAGGATTAAAAAGACTTTATAAATAATGAGAGCAGGAGCAATTATATATCCGTTACTAACGAATTATGCTGACCTTACAGCTTTAGTGCCATCGACTAAAATATTCGCTCTACGAGGCGAACAACCAACAGGAGGCCCATACATAGTATATAGAGAAATAAGCTCTGTACCATTAGACACGAAAGGAGACAGCATAAGTACAGGAGCAGACCCAAGATTAAAACAAAGGTCAATACTAGACACATCAAGAGTACAAATATCAGTATTTGCCGAAACATACCTGGAAGTAGAAAACATAGCAGTAGAAGTGAGAAATGCACTAGATAGAGAATGGGGAGCAGTACCAACACCATACGATAATGATGTATCACTAGACTCCTGTGTTTATGAATCAGCTGTGGATGACTACGATGATGCATATGGAGGTCGAGGAATTTATATAAAGCACTTAGACTTTAAACTTAGAATAAATATACTACCACCACCAGCACCGTGGTCGAATCTTTATTCTATATTATTTGATGGAGTAGATGATTATCTAAACCTTGGAGATAGCGATGTTTTCACATTCGGAAATAATCTAACAGACATCCCTTTTACTTTTTCATTATGGGCAAAAATAAATGAAGGAAGCCAAGCTCCACTATTTGCAAAATCAACATCACTAGCAAAAGAATATCACATACTAACAAGCTCCTCCGATTTATTAAGAATAAGACTATATGATAGCAGCACAGGAGGTTATATCCAAAGCCAAATGGATGCAGCAATCAGCACATCTGGATGGCATAATTATATTTTTACTTATGATGGATCTGGTAGTCAAACAGGAATAAAAATATATGTGGATGCAATCCTACCTGGACAAACACAATCTGTGAGTGGAAGCTATGTAGCAATGTGGAATACACCTACAGAATTAAGAATAGCCACATCCGAACAGAATAGTTTTTATTTAGATGGAAACATTGATGAGTTTGCATTATTTAATATAGAATTAACATCAACTCAAGTAACAGCAATTTATAACAGTGGAACACCAACTGACCTATCAGCACATACAGGTCTAACAGGTTACTGGAGAATGGGAGACCCAACAGGGACATCTGCATACCCTTACATCCAAGACTTAAGCACAAACAACAATCAAGGAACAATGACTAATATGATAAGCTCGGACATAACAACGGATGTCCCTTAATAATATGAAATATTGTATACTGCCAACATTAGAAATCGATAATATAAACTTTGCAAAAGTGGTGGAGTTTAGAGATACGCTAAGATATAGCATTGATGGTTCAGAATTCATATTAAAATATGAAGGAACAAAACCAGAAACACTTAAAGACTACACATCTTTAGATCATAAAGTAATAATAGAATTTATTAACAACCCAGCAAATGGCTGGATAAATATAGAATAATGGATATAACACTAACAAAAGAATATACCAGCCCACAGGGTCGAGTATTTCCTGCAGGAAGCAAACTAGCCTGCGATAATGAAACATACGAAAAATTACTAGCTATTGATGGATGTAAGCCAAAACCAGGAACAAAAAGAAAAGTGAAGGCAAAGAAAAAAATAGAAGAAAATGGCACTGATAAATAGTCAAACTATAATAGAAGGAGGGGACACCCCAACGCTCACTACATTAGAAGCGACATCTAATACTTTCTCAAATGGAGGAACAGAATTTATTATGATTAAAAATGATAGTGGCTCAAGTGTGACTGTGACTGTAACGGCTGTAACAACCTCAGTAGAAAATCCTATATATGGAGACTTAGAAAAAAACGATGCTACAACTGTAGTAGCAGATGGAAATATAGCATTTATGGGGACATTTCCTGTCACAGCATATAACGGCACAGATGGAATCTGCACATTTACTGTTTCAGCACACGCAAGCGTTCGTGTGGGAATTTTAACAATAGGATAATGGCTTTAAATGGAATAGTTAATGGAACGGAATACCTACTCTACATAGGAGCATCAACTGTATTATTCGGCACAGCTGTCAGCTATAGTGTAGAAATGGATACCAAAGATATATCTGCTAGGGAAACTTACAACTGGAAGAAAATACTACCAACAACTAGAAAATGGTCTATGGAGTTTGAAGGAAAACTAGCGTATAGATTAGTAGATGGAAGCACCCCAACAGGATATACATTTGATGAAATAATAACAGAATTTTATACAGGACAAAATAAGCAGTTTATAATGGTAACACCACTACTCTCTGGAGCTAGAGCCTGGGGTGGTTTTGCCTTTTTATCATCAGCATCGATAGAAGGACCAAATGAAGACAATACAACATTTAATCTAAGTTTTACTGGAATAAATGAATTAGTACAATCAACAACATAACAAAGATACAAGATAACTGAAAACTAATAAAAAAAAATAATAAACTAAAAAAAATTAAAAATTATGGCTACAGATGGAGTAATCAACGGTACAAAATTTGGAGTTTATGTAGCAGGCACTAAAGTTGCTTACGCTACCTCAGCTTCGATATCAATGAATCACAACCTCAGAGACACAAGCACAAAAGACTCTGGTGGATGGAGAGACCAACTAGAAGGACAAAGAGACTGGGAAGTTTCAGTAGAAGGAATGTTAATATTTACAAACTTAGATGGATCGGCTATAGCAGGCCTGACAGCTAATGAGTTATACAGCACATACATCTACGCTAGAACACAATTTGAATTGAAATTCTCTACAGAAGTAACAGGAGACATCAAGTGGACTGGTCAAGCATTCCTAACATCTTTAAGTGCAGACACACCAAATGAAGACTCGAGTACTTGGAGTGGATCGTTCAGTGGAACTGGAGAATTAGTACAAGCAGCATCATAACAACAATAGAGTAAACCCTGGCTACCTTTTTATTTGTTAAAGGGGTGGCTGGGGAAAACTCTTAAAATTAACCTTTAACAAAATAAAGAAAATGACATACGAAATAGTAAAAATAGCTAACAAAAATTATCCTGTATTTTTTGGCTTTAACGGACTAAGAAAATATTGTGCAGCAACAGGAACATCGCTAAACAAACTAATGAATCTAGGACAGGATATGACCCTGGACCAAGCTCTACAATTAGTATTAGTAGGAATCGAAGAAGGGTGCAGAAAATCATCTCAAGATTTCGACCTTACGATAGATGAATTAAGCGATTTATTAGACTCAGATATGGGAGGCCTTACTAGAGCCTTAGAAATATTCGGAGAACATATGGGACACAATATAGGAGGCCAGGAAGACACATCAAAAAAAAAGGCAAAAAAGAAAAGAGTGAAGAAATAACTTTTGATATATTAGAACAAATAGCATTCGGAGAATTAAATATGAGCTTAGAACAATTTTATAATATGTGCCCTCGCAATTTTTACAATGCTCAGATTGGAAGCAAAAAGCTGTACGAACAAAACCAACAAGCAGAATGGGAGCGAGCAAGATGGATGGCTTGCGTTATTATTAATCCACACTTAAAAAGAGGAATAGATCCTAAAAAAATTACTACATTCCCCTGGGAAAAAGTAATAAAAACGACTGCACAAAAGAAGCACGATATAGAAAAGATTATAAGAGACTCCGACTACGATGACCAAATACAAAAACTAAAAGAAAATGCCTAAAAAAGCCCTCGCTTCCTTAAATGTAGTAATCAACGCAGTTACATCTCCACTTTTTAAAGGATTAGCAATAGCCCAAAAACGAATGGTAGCATTCGGTACGAAAATGAAAGCTATAGGTAGAAGTATATCTATGAGCTTCACTCTACCATTTGCAATGATAGGAGTAGCTGGAGCTAAAATGGCTATTGATTTCGAAAAGAATATGACCAAGATAAATACCCTGGTCGGTATTTCAGCGAAGGAAGTCAATATAATGGGAAAAGAGGTTATGAAACTATCTGGCGAAACAGCACAAGCACCAGCTGACCTAGCCGAGGGTTTATTCTTTTTAACATCTGCAGGACTTAAAGGTGCGAATGCAATGTCAACCCTGGAGCAAGTGTCAAAAGGTGTAGCGATAGGACTAGGGGAACAAGCTGACCTTGCTAAAGTAGCTGCAGCTGCTCAGAACGCATATGGGGAGGAAAATCTATCAGCTTCAAAAGCCCTGGATATTTTCGGAGGAATGGTAAAGACTGGTATGTTTGAAGCATCAGACCTGGCTGGAGTACTTGGAACGCAACTCGGACTAGCTGCTAATTTAAATATCTCATTTGAAGAACTCGGTGCGATGATTTCTACATACACCAAAACTACTGGAGATGCTAACGCAGCTACCACAGGACTGGGTGGAATTATGATGTCATTCGCTAAAATTACTCCAAAGCAGGAAGCAGCCCTAGAAAGTGTAGGAATGTCAGTAGATGGATTAAGGGAAAAGATAGGAAGCCAAGGATTACAGTCGACATTAATAGAAATGCAAGAGGCATTTGCAACTAACAATGTCGACCTATCAGAATTTTTTAGTAAAAGCCAAGCATTAAAAGGGGTGCTAGGTGTACTTGGAAATCAAACCGAAACATACAAAGCTGTACTTGATGATTTACACCAATCTACTGGGTTTGTAGATGAAGGCTTTGAAACAGTCAGCCAAACTGCAGGGTTTAAAATGCAGAAGTCTTTTAATAATTTAAAGAACGCTGCAATGGAACTGGGTGCGATGTTGATGCCAGTATTTGCTGCACTAGTTGATGGAGCTACAAAAATAGCGAAAGGGTTTACATCTTTAGATGGAGGAACTAAAAAACTAATAGCTGGAGCAGCAGCTGTATTAGCTTTATCTGGACCATTAATGACACTGGCTGGTGGTTTAGTTTCAGCTTTAGGAATGGTACTATCTCCGATAGGATTAGTAGTAGTAGCTTTAGGTGCAATTTTTTATGTAGTTTATAATAACTGGGGAACGGTAAAAGGATATCTGGTGGAATTTGTAAATTATTTTATAACGCTTTATAATGAAAGTACACTTTTCAGAGGAGCAATTCAATATGTCATTTTTACTTTAAAAACAGTATTAGCTTATGCAATATTTTGGGGTAAAAGTGTAGTTGATATTTTTGTAGCGATGAAGAATTCAGCAATGAAAATACTGGGTGGAATAGGAGATATTATACTGGGAATATTTACATTTGATAAATCAAAAATAGCTGATGGGTTTAAAAAAGCAACATCTGGAATAGGAGATACTATAGCCGAAGCATTCGATGGAATATCTGAAAATGCTAAAGAGTTTGGAGATAAAACGGCTCAAAACTTTGCTGATGGAGTAGAAGCGACAATGAATGCTAGACCCCTAGAAATGATAACAGAAGAAGACATCCAAGGGACAGTAGATAATGTGAGCAACTGGTTTACAGATAAACTAGGAAAAGTAAAAGATAAACTAAAAGGCTTTATGGGTGGCTCTAGTTTACTCGTACCAGAAGGAGGAGGTGGAGGAGGTGGAGGAGAAGGAGGAGGTGGAGGTGGAGGTGGAGATGATGGCACTGCAGCATTAAATAAATCGATAGCAAAGAAAAAGTCAGCATTACAGGAATACCTAGAATGGGCAAAAGAAGGATATGGAGAATTAGCTGATAAAGTGGGTGAAGTATGGGGAAACATAAGCCAAGTAGCTGGAGCTGCTCTATCTGGAATAGGTAATATGTTTGCTGCAGAACACGAAAAACAAACGGCTATACTAGACAACGAACAAACAGCAAGCGATGAAAGGTTCTCAAAAGATATGGAGCGTGAACTCTTAGGAGTGGAGAATTCTAAAATGACTGAAGAACAAAAAAAATCAGCAATAAAAAAGATAGAAGACAAATATGCCCAAAAGAAGGCACAAGCAGATGAAAAGATAGATGCTAAAAGAAAAGCCCTAGAACTTAAACAAGCGAAGCGAGACAAAGCAATGAAAATAGCAAGTGCAATAATGGGAACGGCACAAGCAATAGTAAATGCTTTAGCACAAGGAGGACCAATAGCAGGACCAATTCTAGCAGGATTAATGGCTGGACTTGGAGCAGCTCAAATAGCTACGATAGCATCTACACCACTACCTATGGCCTCTGGAGGAATTGTATACGGACCAACCAACGCATTAGTAGGAGAATATGCAGGAGCTCAGAATGACCCAGAAGTAGTAGCACCACTATCCAAATTAAAAAATATGCTAGGAAACCAACAGCAAATGAATGTAGCATTAAATGTAGGTGGAGTATTAAAAGGCGAAGACATATTCCTAGCAAATGAAGACACAGGAACAAATAGACAAAGATATATATAATGGCATTTAACAGAACTTATTATTTTGATATAAAATCTCTAAAGGGTATGCACTACCGACTCGAAATTTATGATGATATAGCTAGTGGAACTTATATGGATAAAGAGGGAACGCTAGGTGGAGGTGGAATAAAAATAAAATACGGAAGTGAAGGGTCTAAAATGTTTGCACCTTTGAAACCTTCTACATTGACATTAGAGATGATGGTCACTGACACGAATTCTTCAAATTATATAAAAGAATTAAAAACAAATAGACAGGAGCGAGATGTTTATGTAGCCCTTTATAGACAATGGGTAAGTGGCACAGACAATCCAACAGCAGGACCAATCTGGGGTGGGTATTTATTGATGGATTTGTCAGCTGACCCAGATGAATCAATGCCGTATAACATAAAACTAAAATGCATCGATGGACTAGCATCGCTTAAACATTATGATTTTATACCAGACACCCTGGACCAAACACCAGAAGGACTATATGATGTAGAGGACACCTACATAGCACCAGATATGGTGCTGTATAGAAGTTTTAAAAATTTAATATCTATCTGTTTAAGTAAAAGTGGGTATTTTTCAACTCCCCAAGGGAACACAGCTGAACCACAAATCGTAACAGCCGTGAATTGGTATAATGGAGAAATGGCAAACACCACAGTAGACCCACTAGCAACGACAAGGTGTAAACCTAATATATTTTATGAAACGGAATCGCAATCCGATGATACAATAAAATACAAAGCAATGAACTGCTACGATGTTATAGTGGCGATTTGCAAAGCCTGGGGAATGCGATGTTTTCTCTGGAAAAATAAATGGTATTTTGTGCAAATAAATCAATGGGAAGTGGACCAATCTGGGAATTATTCAAACCCAGATGATATTGATATTTATAAATATAATATGGCTGGAGTTTTTCAATCCACCAGCGACACTATAGAAAACTGGTGGAGTACTTATCAATTATATGTAGATAATACACAGGCAGCTCCAAATGTAAAAAATTATAAATTAGCAGGAGGACAATACGGAACGCTTCCAGCGTTCAAAAAAGTGACTGTAGACTTTTTAAATGTGGATAATTTCAACTCATTTACAGCATTCCCACCAATACCACTAACAAGCTCAATAGGACCTCCAATATCTACATCACAAAATTACGAATTTACATCGCTGGGGAATTTTACATTTGATGGAACAACAGATCAAGCATTTTATCAAAGAATTTATATAGCTTTAACAAACAACTCAATGGAAGCTGGGGACTTTTCAACCGAATGGTGTATGGTAGCTCGGGAAACAGGTACAGGAACAAATACAATTAATACAGAACCATATGTAAATGGCTGGGAATATTTTTTAAATTTCGATTATATTAATAATGTCCACGAATGGGTTATAACCGTAGCCTTAACTTGGGCTGCCTGGCCTTGTATGGGAACATACCCAATAGTACCAGGAAACCAAACAATAGACCTCACTACAGGAACACCCTACCAATTCCCTACATTTCCTGCTTCAATTTTTACAGCTGGAGACTGGGAGATAGGATATTATGTAAGGTCTACATTAACAGGAACTACAACTAACTGGAGTGGCCACGGAAGGTTTAATCCAACTGTAGCTAATCCAAATACAAACCCTTGGGATTATGATATCGCATACCAAAATGTAGCATACGGCTATGGGATAGGTTCTTCTGAATTCGCACCAATTATAAGTGGAGCTGTGGGGTCTTACTCAACTTTGACATCGCTAGTGCAAACAGGAGATGACACTGCAAATGAAACAGTAAAAGATGTATTATTTGGCGATGGCTTCGGAGGAAGGGGAACGGTTCAGATTTACACAGGAACAGTGTGGAAGAACTCAGATGCATCTGGAATCTGGGGAAAAGATACATTAACAGGAAACAACTCAATGGCTCAACAATTAGCTGAGGACATATTCTCAGCACAATCTAAAAGCCTTGTAGAATTTAATGTATCAACAACAATAAACCCTACTCATTCTATATATTACCACGATGGCTCAACAAACAAGCCACAATTTATGTGTCCATTTACTAAAATTGTAACACCATCAGATATACAAAGCAACACTCCACTAAGAAAATATATAATGCATACAGGAGAATGGAATCCAATACAGGAAACCTGGAAGTGGAAACTTTACGAGCAGATGCAAAGCCTAGGCTCTACAACAACTACAACTACAACAACTGGTGGATTAAATAGTGGAAACACAGGAGGAGCAGGAACACCAGCACCTGGAGGTGGTTCATCAGCAAAAATGGGAAACCCAGCTGCAAACAATACACTAAATACTAAGTTTTTACAAGACCAACAAATAGCACCAATAACAACGATAACAGAAGAACAATACATAGTAGTAACTGGCGAGACAGGAACATACGAACAAACCATAACATCGCTCAAAGTTAATGCATTAGAAGAAGTTATAAGTGAAGGAGATAAATTTATATTACAAACACAATCTGTAGATACATCAAATGCTCCAGGAAATAGAATAGAATTTGAAGCATCATCCAGAGCAACCCCTGGAGCAACAACAATACTAGTAACCTCTCAAACAATATATCAAAATATTTTAATAGGAGACACGATAACATTTAATACCAGCAACCTATTAAGCCAATACCAAAACAAGACCGAAGGAACAATAGCAGGCTTTGATATAGATGATAACGGAATAACAAAAGGTGGAGTAGAAATAACAGGCTGGCTAGACTCAGATACAATGGCTGGAGCAACAGCTAACAATGTACCTACAGCCGAAAGTGTGAAAGCCTATGTGGATGCATCAAGTGGAGGAGGAGGAACAGCTCTCTCGGTTTTCTCAATGCTAACTTGTAACACTACAACTATAACATCAGCAACAAATGGAGAAGGAAGTGCAGAAGTTATGAAATTTGATAGAGAACCAATTACTGAAGGAACAGCTGGCGATATTGTTTCACACGGAAGTGCAGGAAAAACAGGAATTACTAATAGTGAATACTGCTGGGAAATTGCAACAAATACATCGCTTCGTTATTTTGAATTCCAATGGAATGTAGCATCAAATACAAATACAATTAATAATAGAATTTTATCTGGAATAAAAATACAACTAGGAACGCTAACTGACTCAACAATAAGCTGGAGCGATATAGACCCAACCACTTGTTATATTTATGATAGAGGAAACGCAACAATAAGAAAAGGCTCGACAGCTGGTTCTGTTATATTAGAATTCCCTGCAGCTGCAGATAACAGATTTTATCGTATGATATTTTGGAAGGAATCATCAACCAATGCCTCAACAAAAAGTGAATCAGTATTGGATGGAACACAAATCACAATTAAACAATTAAAATAGTGAAAACAAAAATGATAAATGAAATAATAGGGAAATTTTGCCCAACAACAATATTACTAAATATAGGAGCGATAGGAATAAGTATGACAGGAATGGAGATAGGATTAAAAATAATATCGTATATTGTGGCGATAGGATATACAGTTATAAAAATCGCAAAAGAAATAAAAGAATGGAAAAAAAAATAGATATTAATATAAAACTTAATTTTTTCGATTTATCAGAATTCGACCAACCTGGAAGCCCAGGAACACATAAGCAAATGGATATTAATTTATTAATGATAGTAGATAATATGCGAAACAGAAGTGGAATACCATACACGATTACAAGTGCATACCGAGATGAAGAATATAACAAAAGCATAGGAGGGGTGGAAAACTCATCACACTGCAAAGGACTAGCAGTAGACATAGCAGCACCAACAAGCAAGCAGAAATTTTTAATAATTGAAGCAGCTCTACATTTCGGAATACAGCGAATAGGAGTAGGCTCAAATTTTATTCATATAGATATAGATGACAAAGACAAACCAGCAAAAGTATGCTGGACTTATTAATTAAATAAAAACAAAAATGAAAAAATTAAAAGACTGGTTCAACCGATTATTTATCAAGCAGATATTTAATTCTAAAAAATTCTATTATGCTTTAGGATCTGTAATTATTCCTGCAATTGTAACATACCTAGGAGTGGATGAAGAAACAGCAACTAACTTATTTTATGCTTTGATTTCACTCGTTATAGGACAAGGAATAGCAGACAGCTCTAGAAAATAGTGGCGAAGGAATACAGGCCAAGATTAAACGAAAAAGAAAACCAATTCCTGCAGGAGCATCGTAGGAAGAAAGTCAATCGTTTAATTATTGGAGATATTCATCTACCCTATACCCACCCACGCTACCTGCAGCACTGCATAGACATTTATAAGAAACACGACTGCAATGCCGTATCTATGACTGGGGACATAATCGACTCACATTTTGCGAGTTTTCATTCTATTAATACGCAGACTCACGGAGCGAAATACGAGCTCGATATGGCGATAAAAGAAATAGCCAAATGGTATGAAGCATTTAATAATGACACTGTACCAAATGGAATAACTATAACCTTGGGAAACCACGATTTAATTATAGCTAGGAAAAGTGAAGAAGCAGGAATAGACAAAAGATGGGTGCGAAGATTGAATGAAGTATTAAAATGCCCAGATTGGATATTCGAGGAACAATTCGTACACGATGGAGTATTATACACCCACGGAACAGGGTGCAGTGGAAAAGGAATAATGAAGCGAGTACAAAACTGGGGACACTCGATGGTCCAGGGACATATACATACCCAAGCATTTGTTGATTTCACGGCAAGCCTTAATGATTTAAAATTCGGATTACAAGCACCCTGTGGAATAGATTATAAGAGCTTTGCTTTTTCTTATGCTAAGTTTCACACAGCAAAACCAATACTAGGATGTGCCGTTATTCTTAACGATGGAAAACAGCCGATCATCGAACCATTAAATATGGGGTAAAAAAAAGACCTGGCCATTAAAAGAACAGCCAGGCCTTACAAACAAGATAAAAATATCGAGTAAACGATATCGAACTGAATTACAAAGATACACAAAATAAAATTAACAAAGTGCAGCAATGTTTCTTAAAAAAGAGGCAAAAAAAGACACTTTAATTTTAGCACAAAATAAACTTTTTTTATATTTATTCGTAAGTACCCTATTATCAATCACTTAGGGGTATAAAAATAATATTAAAATAATGTCAATAACATTAGGTTTTTAACAAATAGGCCTTATATTTACACCATCAAACAAACAAAAAAAATAAACAAAATGTCAATATTTAACAACCAAACAGAAGAAGCGACTAAGTGTAACGAATTAATCAACACTGCTTTAAAATTACAAGAAGAAGGAAAAGCAACAATTGAAACATCAACAAACCAATTTGATGAAGATATGATTGGAATTTCTTTAAAGGGTTCAACTGCTTATTTTTGGTTCTCACTAAGATGGGAATATAATGCAGTAATGTTTGAACACAGATACAATCAAGCAAACGGAACAATTATAAAAGGATTTACAACAGGATATAATTTCTTAGAAAAATTAGGATTAAATAACTAAATAATAATCAGGGGGTGTAAAAACCCCCATAAAACAAACAAGATGAAATTTAAACAAATTACAATTACAAATAATTTATTTCAAACTATTGCAAAATTATCTAGTAAAATAGAATTAGATAAATACTTAGTAAAACATCCTAATACTTTTGCAGATAATATAGAAATAGATAATATCTCTTTTTTAGGATTTGATGAGATAGAAATGTTTTTTCAATGTAAGACAAAAGCACAATTTTTTAAGTATATTAATTAAAAAAAGCCGAGCCAAAACTCGCACAAACAAAATGACTAAAAAATTCAAAGTAGAAGTATCAATCACAAAGACTGATTTACCTAAAGTAATCACATCAATGAAAAATTACAAACCAACATTAGATTTTAAAAAGACTTATGAAATTTCAAAAGATGATATTAATAAATTTGAAATAAAAACAAATAAGTATTTAGACAAAAATCAATGGAGCGATTTAAATGCATTATTAAATAGTATTGCAATACAAAATGCATTTAATGATGGAATGAGCCCACAAGGAAATTTAGTTAATTTTAAAAATATATAATATGAATAGATTAAGTTACAATGAGTGGATGGTATATATATATAACACCCTCAACAAAAAACCAATCAAAGAGACTAAGACAAGTGTAATAGGCAAACGCTCAATGATGGAAATACAAAAAGAAATAGATTATCTAAGAGCGAAGGATATGGAAACATCGCTAAGAGTACGCTCCACTTATAAGATAAAAAGATGAGCAATACAAAACAAAAGGTAAAAGAACTCCTAGAGGCTGTGCCTTCTTTGAAGGATAGCGACAATAGACTAACCACTCATATTTGGTTCAGAGAACTAGAAAAGATGGGACTAGACCCCTTTAAAACAAGTGCTACAGACTTTCTAAAGATGTATGCAAAAGAAAAGCTCACATCAGCACCAAGTATTAAAAGAGCAAGAGCGAAACTACAAGAGGAATGTCCAGAATTAAGAGGCCTAAAATACAACCAAAGAAAAGGCATACTACAAGATAAGTGGAAACAAAAACTAGGATACAATGTCTAAATTAATATGCGAAGATTGGGAGCTTTACGACTACCAATCGGTAACCATAACAAAATCAGATCCAGCGACAGGCTCAATGTTTGAAGACATAAAGATGGAAGCAAAATGCATCAGAGTGTACGGCACAAAGGACCAGATAGAAGAAGTAGGTGAAGATTATAATATAGATGAGGCCTATGAATTTAAGGTGGAGCAGGTGGGCTCTTATTGGCATACGATATATGGAAGCAAAGCCGAAAAGATAAACGCTGAGGTTAAGCAGAAGCTAGAAAAATACAAAGAATTATACAAAGCAAACAATAACAAACTTTTAATTATTAGAACAAGATGACAGCAAACACGATACTAAGGGAAAAGCGAGCATACTACAAAGCGAAAAGGATAAGACTCCTAGAGCGAAGGGAGGAACTTTTAAATGAAGGAAAAGGACTAGAAGCTACGGCCTTGGAATTTGCAATAGACTCGGTGCAGGAATTTATTTCAGACTTAACAGAAATGATGGCACAAATAGATAATACAAATGCATATAAAAAAATGTGCGAACAATTAATCAATAACCAAATCAATAAATAAAAATGGAAAAAGTAAGCCAACTAAAAAGTGTAATAGAAAAAGGAACATTTAATGAATTATTTAAATTTGAATGTGAATTCTTAGATGGAACAATAGGAATATTATACAGAAAAACAAACGAAGCAAAAGTACAAGTTAATGAAGTTTATACTTATACAATAAACGACAAAGGCACAATAAAAATAATTCCAGAAGGCAAGCCTTATACAGGACCAAATAATTATAACAAAACAAACAGCACAGGACCAACTGCAAACATACAGCGAAAAGGAAACGAAGCTGAAAGGATAGCACGATCGGTAGCATTAAAGACAGCCACGGACCTAGGAATTGCTCAAGGCTTAGAATTAGCTGAGATACTAGAAACTGCAAAAATTATGGCAGATTTTATTACAAAAGACAAATAAGAAATGAAAGTATTAGAATTGTTTGCAGGCAGTAGGTCTATAGGCAAAGTAGCAGAATCTTTAGGACATCAAGTATTTTCAATTGATATAAATGATTTTGATGGAATTGATTTAGTAATTAATATTTTAGAATTAAAAAAACAAATGATACCTTTTGTACCAGATTTGATTTGGGCATCTCCACCTTGCACATATTTTAGTGTAGCATCCATTGGTGTTCATTGGAACGAAAATCATACACCTAAAACTAAAGAAGCTGTACTAGGTATGGAGATATTAAATAAAACTTTAGAAATATTTACTTGGTTTCCTAAATCAAAATTCTATATGGAAAACCCTAGAGGAAAAATGAGAAAAAAAGTAAAAGGTATCAATAGAACTACAGTAACCTACTGCAGTTATGGAGATACTAGAATGAAGCCCACAGATATATGGTCAAACAATTTACGAGATATATTTAATCCTTTTGGATGGAAACCAAAACCAATGTGTTACAATGGAAATACTAAGTGTAAACACGAGCCAGCACCAAGAGGAAGCACCACAGGAACACAAGGCTTAAAAAATAATTACGATAGATCAATCATACCGAAACAATTATGCGAAGAAATAATACAAACTTTGATACACTAAATTTAATAACAAAACAAAAATAATGGATAAAACAAGAGACAAAACAATAGAAATAGCGAAATGCACACTAGCCGATATATTTAATATAAGAAAAGAAGAATTCGATAGACCACTCTCTAGGAAGAAGGGGGTGGTGGAGGCTCGGAGATTTCTAATCTTTTATTTAGTGGATGAATTAGGAATGAGATTTAATCATATACCTGCAAAGATGAAATCAATAACGAGCCACGCAACGGCAATGCATCACTTTTATAAGATGATAGATTTAATAGAAATAGAAACAGCGACAAAACTGAAATATTTAAATTTCAAAAACCAGATGGCTGATAAAGGGATGTCAAATTTAGAAACAGAACTGAACAAGCAAATAAAAATGAAAAAGGTCATAGCTTGGAACATAAAGCAATTAAAAGAGATGATAGATGAAGCCTAGCTATTACGCAATTATTCCAGCCAATGTGAGATACAGCAACCTCAAGCCAAATACCAAATTATTATATGGCGAGATAACAGCACTAGCAAGCAAGGAAGGATACTGCTTCGCATCAAATAGATACTTTTCAGATTTATACGATGTAACAAAGAACACCATCAGCTCCTGGATTTCGGATTTACATAAAGCAGGATTTATAAAGGTTCAGATCATTAAGGAAGGAAACCAAGTAATACAAAGAAGGATAGGTATAACTCAAAAAGGGGATACCCCTATCACTAAAAAAGAGGAGTATAATAGTACAAGTATTAATAATACAATTAATAATATATCCTTAAGAATTCAATCTTTTGAAGCTGAGGTTTTAATTTTAGAAGCAGATGAGAACATCAGCCGAGCTTTTATAATTTATTGGTCGGAATTAAATAAGAGCAAAACAAAGATGAGATGGGAGCTCGAAAGGACTTGGGACTTAAAAGCTAGAATAGGCCGATGGAAGTCAAGACAAAAGCAATGGAACAAAACAGCACCAAAGAAAAACAACTTTAAAAACAAGATGGAAACTTTTAATAGAGCAAAACAAATGATGAATAAATTAAACGGACAATGATAAAGAACATAGCAATAGAGGAACTAAGAACGCAAGCAGTAGATATAATGAGCAAAGCGTACCTGGAGCTAGGACAAAACCCTTCAGAGGACACGATTGTGAGTTTTGCATACATTCTAGCCGATGACTTAAAGCGAGACTTTCATAATATGGAACTTAAGGATATATGGGAGTCTTTCAGAAACGGAGTGCGAGAAACCACAGAATACCACATAACAGTAAAAACATATTACAAATGGATAAAGAGCCACCGACAAATAATATGGGACAATGAAACAGTGGAGGAACATCTGCAAGATAAGAGACTGCAATACAGAAGCAGGAAGGGAACAGGAATGAAGCGATTAAATATAAACAGCACAAAACAAATAGGATGAAAGTAGGAACATTTTTTAGTGGGGTGGGTAGCCCAGAGCAAGCCTTAAATAATTTAGGTATTGATCACGAGATAGAATTTGCTTGCGATATAGATAAATACGCAAAACAAACATATTTAAAAAACTTTAATACTAAACAATTTTATACTGATATTACAACACTAGATATGAAGAATTTGTCTTATGTAGATTTATTAGTATTTGGATTTCCTTGCCAAGCATTTAGCCTAGCAGGAAAAAGGGGTGGCTTTGAAGACACTAGAGGAACATTATTTTATGATGCATTGAGATATTTAAAAGAACACAGGCCTAGGTATTTTATAGCTGAAAATGTAAAAGGTTTAGTTTCACACGATAAAGGAAAAACATTTCAAACTATAATAGATTGTTTAGCATCAACTGTAAATACACAAATGTCTATTATGCCTTTTGATAATTTAGGATATCATATACATTACAAAGTATTAAACACTAAAAACTATGGAATACCACAAAACCGAGAACGAATTTTTATAGTAGGAATAAGAGATGAAGCAGATAATAACTTTACATTTCCAAAAGAATTTCCTTTAGAATTAAAACTGAAAGATATTTTACAAGACAATCCAAATAGTAAATACTTTAATTTGAGTAATTCTCAACAACAAATGATTAATGATGAAAACGATATAAAAAGATATATTAATTCTGACATAATAGATAAATTTAATGAAGGAGACTGTGCAGATATATCATTCCCAAATGGATATAATAAAGCTAACAGAGTATTTAAGGTAGATGATAAGTATTTTTTAAAAGAAGAAACAGTTAAGAAACTAAATGAATACAATCAAAGAAATAAAGATAATGGAAATGGATTTAGAGCTAAATTTCACAATCCAGAAACTGATTTAATGAGTGCATTGAAAATAGGTGGAGCAGGAGCAGATGATTTAATAAAACAAGATAAAATTAGAAGGCTAACACCAATAGAATGTGAAAGACTACAAGGTTTTCCTGACAATCACACCGAAGGGGTAAGCGACACTCAAAGATACAAACAGATGGGAAATACAATAACAGTAAATGTAATGATGGAACTCTTTAAAAAACTCTTGAAATGAGCAAGCAAAATAAAAAACTTATAGAAAACCTAAAAAAATTAGATAAAATGATGTACTATTGTAAATGTGGAAACACAAAGCACCTACCAAAAGCAACGATAATATATATAGAAGGCAAGGGGTGGGTTACTAAAGAAGCAAAGTGTACAAAATGCCCAGAGTATATGGACAGCAAACCAACCGAAGGAATGCCAGGAATAATAAGAACCGAACCAACACTCACAAAGAAATGAAAGAAGAAGATTTGTTTAATAATAACCTAAATAAAAAAATTGAAAAAATAGATTTATTTGGTAATATTACAATAGAAAAATCTATTAAAAAAAGAATTGGTTTTTTACCTACTTCTGTTTGGCGACCTAATTGGGAAATAACTAAAAGATTAAAAAAATTAGTAGGAGATAGCTCACAAACAAGAGAAAGTTTAAATAGTAATAGAAGTGATAGAAGAAATGGTGTGAATAATGGAAAACCAAGTATTTTTAACCCTAATTTATGTCAAATGATATTATCAGCATATTGTAATGAAAATAGCACAATTTATGACCCATTTGCAGGTGGTGGTACAAGGGCAATTATTTCATCTATGTTTGGTCATAAATATTATGGTGTTGAAATTAGAAAAGAGGAAGTTGATAGAATAAATACAAAAAAAAAGGAATTAGATTTAGATTTTACTGTTATAAAAGGTGACGCTTTAAATAAAAACTTTGATGGTATAAAATTTAATTTTTCTTTGACTTGCCCACCATATTATGACCTTGAACAATATTCCAATTTAGATAATGATTTAAGTAATCAAAAAGATTATAATGGGTTTTTAGAAATGCTTTCAAAATCTATTAAAAGAGTTTATGATTGTTTAGAAGATGGTAGTATTTCTGTTTGGGTTGTTGGTAATTTTAGAAATAAGTTTGGTGCTTTAGAACATTTAAACGGAGATTTAATTAGAATTGGAAAAGAAAATGGATTTATATTATTAGATGAAGTAATTTATGAGGGTGCATCTAAAGTAGCGTTAACAAGGTGCTCTAAATTTGAGAAAAACAGAAAAAGTATAAGAATGCACGAATACATAGTGATATTTAAAAAGACAAATAAAAAACTAAACTAATTTAAAACAATAGATATGAAAGCAGAAGATAGAATTTATTACATTAAGGGTTTGGTGGATAACGAACTTATAAACACAAAGCATAAAATATTTGTTAATCTAACTAAGTTTGAAGATAATGACAGACAAGACCCACAAGACATAGAGTTAGGACATACATTAGTTGAAGTAAAAAAGCAACTTGATGAAATAATTAAAGAACTAAAACAATAAGATATGAAAGCCGAACAACTAGAAAAATACCCAGCATTTGAAAAATGGCTAATGAGAGAATCCCAAGGCGATAAAGATATCCTATGGCTTTTATTATATAAGGAATTAACGCAACAAAATGAAATAGTATTTGACTGGCTAGATAAGAAGGCTGGAAACCTCAAATCAAATTTAAATAAAATAAGTGTAGAAATAATTAAAAGAAACCAAACCAATGCCAAAAGATAAGGAAGAATTCAGCACATTAAAATATGTAAACTTAGATAACAAAAGAGGAATAAAAGAGGAATATGCAGATTATAGAAAACGACTCCAGGAAAACTACTACAAAGTTAAATACTATTTAAGAGGCGAATTATACTGGGACAGCTTATCCAAAGGAACTTATAGAATAACAAAGAAATGAGAATACTGGACCACTTAAAAAAGGCGAGCTTTGATAAAGATATAAGATGGATCGTAAAATACAGCAAAGCAGGAAAAGTAATAGAAATAAAACAATTATTCGACCCTGGAAACTTTAAAAAGAATAACAAGCACAATAGAAAAATACTTAATAAAGAAGAACTTATAACTATACTAGAGAATGACAAAGCACAATAAACTATACTACGATATAGAGCGAAACGGAAGAACAGATAAGAAATCGAACACACCGAAATACTACATAGGAAACAAAGGACTGGAGGCAATAGATGTAATACACCAATTCAACCTAAGCTACGACTTAGGGAGTGCCTGCTCCTACATTTTAAGAGCAAAGAACAAACATAAGGATGGAGGAAAAGAATGCATAACAAAAGCAATAGAGCATCTGAAGTACGAACTAAGAAAACTAGAAGGATGAAACAAAAGAGCGAACGAGAACAACTGATAACAAACCTGGATATAAACCTAGCCCTTGCATTAGTTAAATGCTTAAGCGAACATCTCCACACGATGCAGTGGACACATTCACAAATGGTAAAGGTTAAATTCAACAAACTTTTATATGTAGCGAAGCAATATGAAAAAGAGATAGACAAATCAATGCACAGCACCAAAGATGAAACAATAGAAAATATATACGATGCTTTAATGGACTCAATCCTGGAAGCAAAAGAAATAGCAATAGAAAATTATGACAATGAGAAAACCGATATTAATAATTAATTTAATAGTTAAAACATTAGTAGAAATTATATTAGTTTGCACTTTTGGAATTGCAATAGGAATTATAGTATTTGCAGGAGTTTATATCTACAAATTAATAAATAATGCAATAGAAGACTACAAAAGACATTCTAGCAATTAACAACGCTCTATTAATAACTTAACAACCTAAAGTACCTAAACATAAAGATAAGCCCTTAAATTGCAGCTGTGAACGAGCAGAAGCAACAAGAGGCAATAGTTACATACTTACAACTACAATATAAGGATGTGAGGTTCTGTGCCTCATTAGGAGGACAATATCAACAATACCAAAGCCAAAGAACAAAAGCAATCAAAACTGGATATGTTAAAGGCTTCCCAGATCTACAGATAACAGAAGCCAGAAGAAACTATCACGGACTTTTTATCGAACTCAAAACTAAAACAGGAAGGCTAACACCACACCAAAAGCAATGGATAGAAGACCTCAACGAACGAGGCTACCTAGCCAAATGCTGTAAAGGAATGGAAGAAGCAATGGACCTTATAGATTGGTATTTAAAAGAATAGATATGAAACAGATAAGTAAGAAACAATCAAAGATTAATAAAGAACTCAAAAGAGTTTATAACGAGATAGCAGAAACAAGAGGACACTACTGCACAGGATGTGGCCGTTCAGATGTACCACTGAGCCACAGCCACTACATCAGCAGAGCCAGAAGGAAGGACCTGGAGACAGCAATAGATAACATTACATACCACTGCCTATCAATGGGAGGCCGTAAAGGATGCCACGATTTATGGGAGGGTGGGATAGCCGATAAACAAAAGCTACTCGACTACCCAAGAGCAATAGAATATATACTGGAACAAGACACCGAGCTATACTTTTTAATTACAGAATAACAATAACAATGCCAAAGCTCCCACCAAAGAAGTCGAGACCCTGGATACCAAAGCGAGAACCCAAGCAGGAAGTATTCAGAAGCACAGCATCAAGGTCATCTGGCGATATGAGACAATTCTACAACAGCAAAGCCTGGAGAAGTTTAAGAAACTACAAGATACAGATGCAACCTTTATGTGAGATATGCGAGAGCAAAGGACTAACAGAACCAGCAAGAGAGATAGACCACATAGAAGCAATTAAAGATGGAGGACCAAAACTAAGCATAAGCAATCTACAAAGTTTATGTAGAAGCTGCCACGCTTCCAAGAGTGCTAAAGAGAGAGAAGCAAGGAAACATATAAAAAAATATTATTAAAAAAAAAAAAAGATGTTGAAGGGGACTGTCAAATCTTAAAAACAACATATAGGTAGAC